TTTTACTGTGAGTGTTTTTCTGCGTTCTCTTTTTATTTGTTTCATTATAATCAATCTTATACTTGGGTGTGAAACATGGAATCAGGAACTTTGGACACAATACAACTCTTGCATTACTCCCTCCCAGATGTTTGGGTTTAATTGATTTTCCTGAGGAGGTCTTTTGCCTCTTCCTCCCTAACTAAAACCCTGCAGAAATGTGGGGTTTCTTTTTGCCCAGAAATAGGATACAGTTAATTCTCAGTTGACCACTGCAAACAAAGGTTTTGAGGAGATTAATCTGGTGTCAGGAAAAGGCAAGAAAGTACAAGTGCAAAGACCAGTCAATAATGGTCGTAAAGTTGAGCCTGAAAAGTGGGATGGAAAGTTTAAATCTGTCGAGCCACTAAAGAACCAGAAACCTCCTGAGCATCGCCAAGCTCGTTATAAAAAATGGAATCATCCAGCCACAATCAATTGGATTATGGGACAAGCTGACCCTGTGGGATTTCTCGCTTCGGTTATGCATGGCAAAGAGATGTTTAATGTTTACACGCAAGACCAAGACGGCACAGTTCAAAACATCGGGAAGGTTGGTGCCGATCCGGAACTGAGAGTCATGGCAGCAAAGACTTTATTGGGCAAATGCGTTCCTGATTTAAAGGCTGTTGAAATAACAGCACAAATTGAAGAGAGAAAGGTGCTTGATATAAGCAGATTAACAGACAATGACCTCACCACAATTGAACGAGTTCTTGAGCACGCTGTCATTGAAGGAAGTCCGAGCGGAGAAGATGAGGAGATCACTGAAGGAGTTTACCAAAAGCTCTTGGCCAGCGATTGAACCAGGACGAGACTTTCACGACAACTGGCACATTGATGCAATATCCGAACATCTGCAGGCAGTTGTTGAAGGAGATATTAAACGTCTAATAATTAACATTCCACCTCGGCACATGAAATCAATCTCGGTTGCTGTTGCTCTCCCAGCATGGACTTGGACCATCCAGCCAAGCAAAAAATTTCTCTATGCATCTTATGCTGGCTCTCTTTCCATTAGGGACTCGGTAAAGTGTAGGAGGCTCATCGATTCTCGTTGGTATAAGGAACACTTCGGCGAATCATTTAAGCTAACTGGCGACCAAAACCAGAAGCAAAGATTCGAGAACGACCACACTGGTGCAAGGATTGCAACCTCGGTTGATGGTGCTTTGACAGGTGAAGGTGGTGATATAATAGTCATAGACGATCCGCACAATGTTAGGGAAAGTGAGTCGTCAGCTGTTAGGGATGGCGTGCTTGAGTGGTGGGATCAGGCAATGCAAACTCGACTTAACGATCCTAAAACTGGTGCGTTCATTATTATTATGCAAAGAGTTCACGAAAGAGACTTAACTGGCCACATATTAGCAAATGAAATGGAAGGCGAGTGGGATCATTTATGCATTCCTGCACGTTATGAGATTGGCCACCCCACACCAACAAGATCTCGTTTAGGCTTCACCGACCCACGAACCATAGAAGGTGATCTTCTTTGGCCAGAAAGAATTGACGCTAAAACATTAGACAACTTAGAAAGATCGCTTGGCAGTTATGCCTCAGCAGGTCAGCTACAACAACGACCGATGCCCAAAGGTGGCGGTATTCTAAAAGCTGAGTGGTGGGTGCCATGGGAAAAAGATGAGCTTCCGGAAATAGAATATGTATTGCAATCTTGGGATACAGCATTTAGCACGAAAGAAAAGTCATCTTATTCGGCTCGAACAACATGGGGAGTTTTCCGCATGAATGGCCAAATAAATGCATTGGTGCTAGAAATGTGGTATGATCGTGTCAGCTATCCTGAGCTCCGAAAACTCGCACAAGAAGCATATTATGATTGGGAACCTGACGCAGTATTGATAGAAAAGAAAGCATCTGGCCAATCTTTGCTGCAAGATTTACGAATGGCAGGTGTGCCTGTTTTAGAGTATATGCCTGACAGAGATAAAGAAGCTCGTGCCCATGCATCATCGGCTCTTTTAGAAGATGGAAGAATTTACTATCCTTCTGACAAAAAATGGGCTAAGAATTTAATTGATATTTGTGCAGCTTTTCCTGCGACCGATAATGATGACATTGTCGATACCTGCACACAGGCATGGTTAAGGCTGCGAAAAGGTTGGTTTGTAACGCATTCTAACGATTTGGATGAAGATGATTATGAGGATAAAAGAAGGATAACATTGTATGGCTAGAAAACCAGTTGCGATTCAACAACAGTTAGCTCCCTTTGCAGAACCAGCTCCTGCTGATGAGCTACAGGTTGAAACAATTGGTGATGATGTTTTAATCGGAGATCCAGATTTAGACAATATTCCGGAAACAGACAGCACCTTTGACCAGAACTTAGCTGAGGAGATGTCTGATAAAGAGCTTAATGCATCTGCATCTGAGCTTATTGGCTATTACAATAATGATCGTGAAGCTCGTTCCGAGTGGGAAGAACGCTACAAAAAAGGTTTACAAACTTTAGACCCAGATGGTGGCATGGATGAGTCCGAGGACGAACGTGCTACTCGTGGTCTATCTATAGTTGTTCACCCGATGATCGCTGAGGCTGCAACTCAGTTTAATGCGAAAGCTATTGCCGAGCTTTATCCTAGTGGTGGTCCAGTTAAAACGGTTATAGTTGGCGACCCAAGTGAAGAGCTAGAAGAGCAAGCTCGCAGAGTTCGTGAATACATGAACTATCAGATCACGCAGGAAATGCCAGAGTATTTCCCTGACTTAGACCAAATGCTTTTCCATTTACCGCTCGTTGGCCAGACGTTTAAAAAGGTTTGGTGGGACAGCAATATGGACAGGCAATGTTCGCAGTTCGTTAAGGCTGAGGATTTCGTCGTCGCTCCGGAAAGCAAAGACTTATACACCTCACCTCGTTATACGCATGTTATTCGCATGCCTAAAAACGACTACAATCGATATGTTCAGTCTGGCTATTATTTACCAAGCACCGATCAAGGTGGCGATTTAGATCCATCAGGCGATACCATTGGCGAGATAGAAGGTGTCGACCAGTATGCCGACGACTCGCAAGATGAGTTAATGACGCTTCTTGAGATGCATGTTTACCACTCGTTCGAGGAAGAAGACACCGACGACGAGAATGCAGTTGCAATTCCTTATGTTGTTACAGTAGACTATGACAATGAAAACATAGTCAGCATTCGTCGTAACTGGCGAGAGGACGACGAGTTAAAGAAAAGGAGGGATTGGTTTGTATCTTATAAGTTCCTTCCTGGATTGGGTTTTTATGGCTTTGGCTTATATCATCTTATTGGTGGCTTGGGCAAAGCAGCAACTGGATCCTTACGAGCTCTCTTAGATTCTGCTGCATTTAGCAATATGCAAGGTGGCTTTAAGTTAAGAGGCAGAGTTTCAGGTGGCGAGGTTCAGGTAAATCCTGGAGAGTTTGTTGACTTAGACGCAACAGTCGACGACGTGAACAAAGCAATTATGCCGTTGCCATTCAAAGAGCCAAGCAGCTCTTTGTTCAGTTTACTCGGTTATATTGTAGAAGCAGGTCAGCGGTTTGCTAGCACTGCTGATTTGAATGTTGGGGATGTAAATCCTAATGCACCTGTGGGCTCGACGGTCGCACTTATTGAGCAGGGCAGTAAAGCCTTTTCAGCGATTCACAAAAGGTTGCATTATGCCCAAGGTCAAGAGTTCAAGCTCCTAGCCGACTTGAACGCTGAGAACCTTCCGGAGCAGTTTACATTTTCGTTGATAGGTGGCGACTCAGAAGTGTTCGCTGCTGACTTTAACGAACGCATTGATATTCTCCCAGTCAGTGACCCCAACATATTTTCTACTGCCCAAAGGATTGCTCAGGCTCAGGCTGTTTTGCAAATGGCTCAGTCAGCCCCAGACATGCACGATATGTATGCTGCTTATAAGCGTATGTATGAAGCGATTAGAATTCCTAACATTGACGAGATATTGGTAAAGCCTGCAGATGCACCGATGCTAGATCCTATCGACGAGAATATGTCGGTTATGTATGGCAAGCCAATAAAAGCATTTATAGAACAAGATCACGACTCGCATATTGCAGTTCATATGCAGTTTTTA